CAGTTTGGTCTAGCATTATTGCAAATGATGGTAGTGTACAGCACTTAGATATTTTAGATGATTGGCAGAAAGATGTATTCAAGACTTCTATGGAGATTGACCAGCGTTGGCTAGTGAATCATGCCGCTGACAGACAAGAGTATATTGACCAAGCACAATCATTGAATTTGTTTTTCAGACCTGATGTGAACATCATGTATTTACATGCAGTACACTTTCAAGCATGGAAGCAAGGACTCAAAACATTGTACTACTGCCGTTCAGAAAAGATTGGTAAAGCAGACAAAGTTTCAAGACGTATTGAACGTGAAGTAATTAAAGAACTAGATATGAAAGCACTTATTGATGGTGATGCATGTCTCGCATGTGAAGGATGAAAATGAAAGTACTTAGATTTACAGCATCATGGTGTCAGCCATGTAAGATGTTAGCAAAAACATTAGAAGATGTTGATACTCAAATTCCAATTGAAGTTATTGATATCGATGCAAATCAACAACTCGCAATGGACTATGGTATTCGTGGTGTGCCAACTTTAGTGATGTTGGATGGAGACATTGAAGTTAAACGATTCTCTGGCATGAAAATGAAAAATGAATTAACAGAATGGTTAGGCGGAATATAAAATGAATACAATTGAAAATTACATACACACAAAACAAATCAATCTAAACACTCCAATGATGATTGAAACGTGTGATTTTATGATGAATCATATTCAAAAAACTTGGGGTGAAAAAGAGATGACTTATAGTGGTCAGTCTACAATGACTACCGGTCTCTATGCTTACTACAATTTACTTTTATATCCGTGTGGCCAACTATATGAATTGTATAAAGAAATTACAATTTTATTTAAAGAAGTTGCCGAAATAGATAAAGTAGATTTAGTAAAAAATCCTTACTATATGCAATGTTGGCTGAATTTTTATACAAAAGGTGAATTTATTGCCTGGCACGAACATTGGCAGTTCATCGGCAAAGCAACGCCACCATATCATGGATTTTATTGCGTAACTGGTGAAGGTAGTAAAACTACATATAAACTCGGTCATGCTAAAGAGTGGATTGATATTCCAACGATCAACAATCAAATTGTAATAAGTAAAAGTACTTCAGATATGCATAGAACTTGGCCTTGGGAAGGTGATGAGCCTAGAATTACAATTGCGTTTGATATTATTTCTAGAAGTCAACTGTTGAGTGGTGGACCATACGGAAGTCTCCCAAGAATAGATGATAACCATTGGATACCAGTTGTATGAACTTTGATTTTGGAATCTTAGAATTACTATTTGTAATATCTGTTGCATTTTTATTTGTTCGTAAAATGTCACGCATCAATGATGAAATAACAAATATTATAAACAATGAACCAGAAACTAATATTGAAATTGTAGTCGGTAGAAGTGAGGTTCACGATAATGAAATTTTTCTTTGGGATAAAAATTCAAATACATTTTTGTCTCAGGGTCCAAACATCGAAACTGCAATAGCAAAATTTTTAAAAAACAATTCCAATAAAAAAATAGTATTTGAGGTCAAAGAATGAGTGTAACAAAAATAAAAAGTAATTTAATGGATAGCAGAGATGCATTCAAGCCATTCAACTATCCGTGGGCATATGATGCGTGGTTGAAGCACGAACAGAGTCATTGGCTACACACAGAAGTACCAATGGCTGAAGACGTAAAAGATTGGAAGAAAAAGTTAACAGCAGAAGAGAAACATTTTCTCACAAACATTTTTCGTTTCTTCACACAAGGTGACATTGACGTTGCTGGTGGTTATGTAAAAAACTATCTACCATACTTCAAACAACCAGAAGTACGTATGATGTTGCTTGGCTTTGCCGCTAGAGAAGCGTTGCACGTGGCTGCCTATAGCCATCTAATTGAAACCTTGGGTCTGCCAGACACAACATATAACGAATTCTTAGCATATCAAGAAATGAAAGACAAGCACGATTATGTGTTGGACCTTTCAAATACGAATGGTGATTTGCAATCTACTGCTACACACATTGCAGTATTCTCCGCATTCACAGAAGGTATGCAGTTATTCTCTTCATTCATTATGCTTTTGAACTTTCCCCGCACAGGTAAGATGAAAGGCATGGGACAAATTGTTACTTGGTCTATTGTAGACGAGACACAGCATTGTGAATCTATGATTAAACTTTTCAGAACATTCATTCAAGAAAATAATGAGATTTGGAATGATGAATTAAAATCTAAGATATATACTATAGCAGAACGAATGGTTGAGTTAGAAGATAAATTTATTGACTTAGCATTTGGTATAAATAATATGGAAGGTCTTACTTCGGAAGAAGTTAAGAAATATATTCGTTACATTGCAGACAGGCGCCTTATCAGTCTTGGACTAAAAGGTATTTTTAAAGTTAAAAGAAATCCATTACCTTGGGTTGAAGAAATGATTAATGCACCAACGCATACTAATTTCTTTGAGAACAGAGCAACCGACTATGCAAAGGGTGCTACAAAAGGTGATTGGGCAGATGTATGGGGTAAAGCGGCATGAAACAATTAACATATGTATTTTTTGCTCTTGCATTGATTGTTGCGGGATTTGTATTTTCTGCATTGAATGCACACGCACAAACAGGAAAACAAAAACCAGGAGTTTTGTATGACGCTAATATTACTAGGGTTATTGATGGGGATACTGTTGCGATTGAAGCGCCATGGCTTCCAGATCCACTCAAAAAAGAATTAAGCATTCGTGTCTTTGGTGTTGACACACCAGAAAAGGGACACAGAGCGCAATGCCCAAAGGAAGCACAGCGTGGTGAAGCGGCTACTAAATTTACAAAAGAAATGATTGCCTCAAGTCAAAAGCGTCAAGTCGTTCTAATGGACTGGGACAAGTATGGCGGTCGTGTTCTTGGTGACGTTATTTTAAATGGGCAGAGTTTACGTGGTATGTTAATTTCTAAAGGTTACGCTAGAGAGTACTACGGCGAGGCTAAAACTTCATGGTGTAACTGATTGACACATGTGGAGACTATGGGCAAAATCATTGGGCAATAAAGCCAGTGCATGTGATAAAGAGTCAGACAAAATTGCAATCATTAGAACATGTATTGTGCTTTGCTATATAATAACGAATCTGTTTATTGTAGCAGGCGTTATAAGGCATTGGTAAAAAATGAGTTTTTTAGTTGCAAACATACCAAGAGTTAGATGCTATATAAGAAAAGAATTTCTTTATAATTTCGAAAAAGGCTTTGGCGAATACGTACCTTGTATTTGGGTATCAATCAAATCGATGAGTCGTAGAGCATTCTTCATCGAATCGTATTTGCCTGAGTATGGAGCATTGTACGATAAACTTCCATTAGAAGCATATGTAAGTAGAAATCACGATTTGGATAGAGATAATTTTTTGCCTCTAGACCATTTGCAAATCTGGGATTGTTTATCGTATGACCTTGCTGTAATACAAAAATCATTTCTATTAAATCTAAGTGGTAAATTTTATGCTAAAGATAAACAATGGTATCAAGGTAATTACATGTTTACTGTTGACAATTCTGCATCAGATGAATATCTAGATATGGGTGATAGCGAAAATCCAGAAGACCATAAATCATATAACTTTCTTGAACTAGACAACGGACAGTATGCGGCACAGCCGAACAATCGTTGTATATTTCTTGACGCCGCAAGCAATCCGAAAGAGATGCTATTTCCAGACTTTAAAGTCTGCACAAAAAAATATATTGTGGAGCAAAATCCAAAATGGGCGATTGGTGATGCTGATACAGTAATGTACGAATAAGGAGATTAAATGTCAACATACAAAATATTTTGCGATTCATGCGAAGCAGAATTTTCAATTACGCCATTAGCTGGCGGCGACAATACAACACCCACACATTGCGCTTATTGCGGATCACCCGTAACTGAAGAAACAATTTCTGAGGCCGAAGAAGATTGGGATAAATTATTAGAAGATGAATGGTCCTCAGAGGAAGAAGACGATAGATGATTATCGCAGGAGTAGATTATTCTCTAACCTGTCCTGCAATGTGTGTATTTGATGATGAAGATGGTGAGTTTAGTTTTGAAAAATGTCATTTTTATTTTCTGACCCAATCTAGAAAATATGATGTACAATTCAAAAACATAACAGGTAGATTTTTCGACCACGAAGGAATGACCGACATATTAAGATATGATGGTATTTCAAATTTCTTCATTGATAGATTGTTAGAGACAGACAAAGACTGCCACGTATTCTTAGAAGGATATTCTATGGGATCAAAAGGCAGAGTGTTTAACATTGCAGAGAACGCTGGCATTCTAAAATACAGACTATGGTTGTTTGCCGTAGAGTGTACAGAGATACCACCAACAGTACTTAAGAAATATGCTACTGGTAAAGGCAATGCAAATAAAGAACGAATGCAAGAAGTCTTTGAAGAATTCAATGACATTCGTTTAAAAGACGAACTACATATGACTGAGAAGCAATGGAATCCTTCTTCCGACCTGATTGATGCGTATTGGCTATGCAAATATGGGGTTGACAAGTTGACATCCGAAACAAAGTAGAGTATACTCTATATTATAATAGAAAGTGATAATCATGGAAGAAGAAAAACTTAGTTCGTTGTTTGGTCTAGATGATGACAAAAAACCTAGACAACCAAAAATAATTGGACAATTACACACACTATATTTGTGTGGCGAATTAAATGCGCCTAACGAATACGTAGAGTGGTTTGAAGTTATCAGAAACGCAAACGAAACTGACATAATTAAAATTCACATCAATTCTCCTGGTGGTAATTTATTTACTGCTGTGCAGTTGATGCGTGTTATGGCAGAGTCTCAAGCAAACATTATTGCATCAGTAGAAGGTGCATGTATGTCAGCCGCAACAATGATATTCTTAGCCGCAGATGGTTTTGAAATATCAGAAAACTCCATGTTCATGTTCCATAATTACTCTGGCGGCACCATTGGTAAGGGTGGTGAAATGTATGATAACATCATGTATGAACGCAAGTGGTCAGATAAATTTATGCGAAGTGTCTATTCTGGATTCTTAACAGACGATGAAATCAAATCCATGTTAGAGAATAAAGATATCTGGATGGATCCAGATGAAGTGTTCAAACGTTTAAACAAACGTGGTGAAGATATAATGAAAGCATCTGCGCCCAAAAAGCCTAGAGCCAAACCTGTGCCCAAAAAAGCACCTGTTAAAAAAGTG